TTGGTGTCCAAAGTGCGGACATCCTTGCGCAGTTCTTGGAGAGAATCCCAGATCACCTTCAATGTCCAGCCGCCAAGTACGCCGAACGCGCCCACGATCCAGTTAAAGATAATCTGATCCATTTCATACCTTAGTGACGATTGTTATCTTCGCGACCCAGACGTACGTTGATGTCATCGGCTGCAGTGAACTGCCCCGTCTTCACACCGACTCGGTACCACATATTCTCAGGATCGAAGCCCACGTTCTCGGAAGGCGCTGTGAACGTATCCACGTCATACCACGTCACGTTATCCGGGCTACGCTGCACAGTTACAGTCGTTGTGTTAGTGAACGTAGGGCCAGTAATCGACAGGTTGAAATAACCTTCAAGCCGCACAGCGTCCGTAAACTGATTCTGCGCAGTGATATTTTTAGTTGCTAACAAAGCCATGTCTTACTCCACTACATCAGCCACAATCGGCTGTGGCCCTAAGGAAGCCAGATACTCAGCATACTGCTGCTTTACCTGTGCGGTGAATACACGCTGTGCTATCGCATAGACATCTGCATCTTCCTGAGCAATGTCAGCATCAGGGGTCAGTACATGCCTGTGGAAATTGCGACTGATCTCTACCCCATCGTCTGTAATGATTGTGGCTGTGCGTACTTGGATAACTGGGAATATCCCGTTATTCACAACTTCAATTTTATCGTTAAGTGTTTCTTTCTCTAACATAATTTACCTTCCTGTCGGAACTGTCCACGCTCAAAGCGCACTAATAATGAATGCTAATAATTGCTCATATCGAATACCAAGACGAGTTTTTTCAATAGAGCCTTCTGGATATTGATTTTCTTCATCAGGCATTACTACTTCGCCATCCTTTTCCATCCAAGTATTTGAACAAAATAATCCATACTTAGTAGCATCCAAACCCTCTGCTTCAAATGCAGATTTAACATCTTGAGCAATTACACCAAAATGAATCCGTGCTTCATCACCTTTAGATTCAACAGCATCAATAAACTTAAATGCTTTTAACTTTGTTTTTAATGTAGCGGCAACATTAGATTCAGCAGTTGTCAAATCACGAACATCTTGCTTCTCATTAGCGTCAGAAGTATTGATTGTTCCATTACCTGCAAATACCTCAGACCATCTATTAGATGCGCCGCCAAGAGTTCTTAAATTATCTTCAGATGCAAGCAAGTTGCCCAACGGGTCAAGTATTAAACGATCTCTTGTTTCAGTGCCGCTTGATCCACTAGGTCTACCAGTTCCCCAAATAATTTTTCCTTCACAAGCAGTTGTTGCTTGTATGCCTTTTTGATAAGCAACAATTCCCGGGCCAACTGATGTATCTCCAGAGTAATATCGAGTTTCTCCTAAAGTCGTGTCAGCAGAAATGGCTGTTTCCTCAATAAAGAATTCAGTATAAGCATGGCTTCCACTTGATCCTTCAAGCCTTAGCTTTGAATTTTCAGGATATTCAGGAAAAATAATATTTGATGGAATAGGTGGATTAGTTGTTGACGGAGATAAATGTATGTTATCCCTGAATGCAAATCTAAATAAATTAGTTCGCAATCTAGAATCAGTTACTTGAGCAACAAGAGTTGCTTGCGTTCCAGAGCTAACTGTACTTGACCAAGTCACATACGGACTATTTACCATGCCGTAATTGTTTTTTATCAAAATTGCATTAGGTAAATCAAATAATCTAACAATAGAACGATCACCCGCATAAGGGCCAGAATATGTCATTCCATCTTGAATTGAGATAATACTAGGCGTATCTGTTGTGCTTAATGATGCAGCCGCATTTGCATTAACGACTGTATATCCGCCAACTTCTCCACCAAATCTGCAATGCCCATAAGTATATAATGCTGATCCTTTGCCACTTATTTTTACCCACGCTGGCTCAGAAATAGTTTGAGCTTGTGGGTTTCCAAACCAGTTCTCAAGAATTATTTTTGATGAATTGTTTGCAACAATGTGAGCATCACCATCATTCGCTAATGTACCTGCTAATTGATAACAGTCTTTGATTACTGTCCAATCAATGCTTTCTGAATGAATGTCGCATCGATTTTTTCTAAAAATACATCTCTGGATAACAGCAATAGCTGATCTGTCATCAAGATAAATGCCAATATCACAATTAAAGAATGAACAATCTCTAATTTGCGGAATTGTTGATCCTGTATTTGGAGTACCTGCATTAATTCCGACAGCAAAATTTTCAAACTGCAATCCAGTTATTGCTGATCTCCATGCTGAAGTAGGAACATAAATAGCAGCATTGCCAGAGAAACTTGCAGTAGGTTTTAAGATTGCTTGATTGCCATCTATTCTGCAATAAGATGCAGCCCATGAAAGCTCATCGCTAATTAAATAAACACCTTCTGGAAAATAAACTTTTGGTGCATTGCCAAGATATTGACCAAGATCATCTTGAACTGAATTTGAATTAGCTGTCATAAAATCAAATGCTGCTTGAATTGCAACAGTTGAATCATTAGTGCCAGTTGGGTCGGCTCCAAAATCAACTACGCTAATAGATGATTTATTTACCATTGAATAAGAAACTTTTGTTAATGACATATCTGTTACCTTTTATACGAAATATGAGCCAACAAGATCAATCCTCTTTCCAGAAAGAACTGAATTCTGGATAGTGTTTCCACTAGCTTGGTATCCGGCTATTGTTGTTGTTAAAACTGGAAATGTATAAGATACAGAAGATGCAGTTGTATATCTTATAAACGCAGCGCCTTCTGGAGTACCAGTTGTAAACGGTAATCCACCAATAGCAACATTGGCTGAACTTCCTGTTGTTGGATATGTAACAGAACAAATTATAGTTACCTGCCTTCCAACTTTTGTATATGTTCCTGAAACAGAAGATAACGAAAGTCCTGCACCAGAAGCATCAGTAGGACTCCAAGTACCTTCCTCATAGTCATCAAGCAGTTCACTTGTGCTGCCCGCACCAGAAGAATCTGAAAAATCAATACCTCTACCGTTATCAAACCATAGATTTCCGGCAGATGTTATTTCAGCAACCTTTCCAGATGAGCCAATGTAAAAGCCAATATTAGATGCGTGTGCATAAAAAGACGCAAATCCTGGTGATCCACCACGATCGTACATCAATATACGACCATCAAATCCACCTGCACCACCACCAAACTCAAACTGAGTTGTACTGTTTGCTTTAACACAAAGACTATCTACACCTGCTGTACGAATACCAACGTATCCATAATCCGCAATATTAATTGCATCATTGCCAGTGCCAGAATCAATGTCTGTTGTGTTAATTGTTGGAATTGTTTGTTCAGCACTAAATGTTTGAGCAATATCTAGCTTGGCTGTATCAGCATCATAGCCTTGAACAGTGCTACCAATATCTGAGCTAGTCAGGATATTAGCGTCATACCCTTGCACTGTTACACCAATGTCAGAGGTTTCCAACATATTTGATATATCAGCAGGTTGAACAGCACTATCCGCCAGACTGCCCTGAGCAGCCGTAGCGTAGTCTGTAGAGGCTGTGGTAGCTGCACTACCTAACCCCAGATTCGTCCTCGCTGTGGCTGCGTCAGAAGCCCCTGTACCGCCGTTTGTGACTGCAAGCTGTCCAGTTACCCCAGAACTGAGATCGGTGTTGCCACCTTCGACACGCTGCCAGCTAGAGCCATCGTACAAAGCCCAGTCGCCGGTAGTCCAATTCGTAATCCCACCGACATTGGTAGAGCCATCCACCGATACAATCCAAAACTGTCCTTGTGCTGGAGAGGCAGTAATGTCTGGAGTATTGGTATTAGCGTTCCAAGCGCCCTCATAGCTGAGGCCGGTAATGGTTTCACCGCCTACCGTCAGGCTACCGACAGAGATCCCATTCTCAACCGTCAGGGTTGCGAAGGTTGGGTTTCTACCGAATACGCCGCCTTGTGATTTGATACTCATGCCTAACCCTTAAAAATCATTACTAACTACATTTACTGCCAAGTAAGTAGCAGCTCGCGTAACGGAACTTGAAGATGGATTGTGTATGTAATAACTTACTGTATCAGTAGCGCTAACTCGTGCAGTCACAATTAAATCAGAATCTAAATTAGCAGTAGCCGCAATAGTAACTATGTCACCCAAAGCAGCACCCGTTACTGCAATGGTTCCTGTTTCTTTATCTTGAGCTGCTATTGACGCAGAAGAACTTAAATTAGCAACTCCACGCAATCTTTTCTTTGCTTGGAAATCAATATATTTAGGCGTAGTGCTGTCATTGCGGCGATATACACCTGTAAATTGATTATTGTCATCTTGCCAAATAGCAATCTCATTTCTAAACAAATGATCTGCAATCGTAGGCTCAGATGTTTGATCGAACAAAGCAGGACGAGTAGGCATTGAAAACTTGAAAACTTCATCAGCTACATTTGCTTTTGTAGCACCTGTCTGGAAGAACGCAGTATCTCGTTCATCATCATTAGGTACATAAGTGCTACTAACAACAAGTTCTTCAGTAAATGTGCCAATAAACTTTGGATTATTTAGGTAGACATTTTTCATGCTGCCGAAATACATTCCATAACCAAGCGTATTGGCAGATGGAGCAATAACTACAGAGTCATTGCTTACGATAGTTGGAGTTGCTGAGTATGCTGCGTCTGAAACCCTAAACGGCGCTCTGTTAATACTGTCAGAATTATTTTGATTACACTTGTAAGATACACAGTTGTTATAAATAAACCGTTGTAAAGAGCCGCCGCCATTAGGATTGATTGAAAAACCGGAACCATTTTCTGATTCAGCAATACAATTATTAAACGCTACACTTGCTTCTGCGGCAGAAGTGGCATTTGTTGTAATAATAAATCCTGCATGACCTGGAGAAGAAAGCAGTGTGCTAGTAACAGAATCATATACATTAGAGTATGAATAACAGTTATCAAGACGCATATGGTATTTGGCATCAGCACCCGCGTTCCATACTTTAAAGCCTGATTGGAAGTTGTATAGAGCTTTACAGTTTTCATACGCCCAATTAGTCATGTCTTGCCATGAATTATTAGGCTCATTCCAGAAACCATCACCACTATTACTTGGCCCTTGTTGACCTGCAGCCAATGATGGGTTGTCACCTACTGTATATTGAGATGTAACATTTCTAAATGTCACATTATCACCTGCAACACCTACGACGCCAATACGCAAAGCTGCATTAACAATGACATTCTCAACAACTACATTTTGCGCTCCCGCAATGTAGATACCATCATAACCAATACGATCAATAGTTAAGTCTTGAATCAGGATATTTTTTAACTTGAGGAAATCTGCTTGTACTGGCGTATCAGTAGTTTCCATCTTAATGCCAGAATAACCACCGATAGTTCCAGTTTGTTCATCACGACGACCATCTAGTACAGCACCGCCACCATTAATAACAATGTTTCCAATATCTGAAACAAGAGGGCTTTCGCTTTGTGGGCGACCTAATGCAAAAAATGAACTATCACCTTCTGTTGGAATTGTTCCTTGAGCATAAGTTGTAGTCGCTTTTAATGTTGAACCATTAAGATTAACTACTGTATTGCTTGGAACGCGGAAGCCATGACTTATCAAATAAGTTGCTTGTGGGAACTCAAGAACACCACCATTATTTGATGCTATTGCTGCAAATGCAGCCAAGATAGCAGCCGTATCATCGGTAACACCATCACCAACAGCACCAAAGTCTTTGACAGAAACGGTTTCGCGTAACTTGTCACGCACTGTTCTTGGGGCGGCAGAGGCTCCTGCAGGCTGGTAACTAACCAAGTCGGAAGATGTTTGCCCAATAGCAATCGTTTCGAGCGTCACAACTTCAATCGTCGAATTCAAGGGCGGGGCACCTGAAAAGATCAGGGTTGTCCCTGATACACTGTATGTATCCTTTTGCTGGTATACACCGTCGATGTAGACCTGTGTGTTGTCCTCGCCCGTAGGTGCGGTACTCATCGTGAAGTTCGTCGTTGACCCATTGCCCAAGAAGTTTTGGACTTCGATTGAACCAGTCGTCAGAGACTGCCAAGCTGTGCCGTTATAGAACCGAACTTCATCAGCTACGGTGTTGAAATAGAAGTCGCCTGCCTGCAATGCTGAGCCATCCAGTCGTGCCGTTGGGTTAGCTGCACTACCACCTTGATAATTCGTAATCCCGTACACCGTGTCAATGATTGACGCCGCAGTCACGCGCAGTTCAAACGAAGTACCTACGGCAAAGCTGTTAGCTACGGTGCCTTCTTGGGCACGCACGACAGTGAGGGAATCGCCGCTACGGGCGGTGACTTTAACAATCTCCATCGTGCCTTGAGAGCTAGTGAGCGTCGCATAAAAATATTCGCCCGCGCTAAGCGCAGGGAACTCAGCACCGTCGCCCGTCGTTAGGACAAGGCCGGTGTCTGCCGCATTGATCGCTGTAGCCAGAGTACCGGAAGCGTTGTTTGCTAGTTTAATAGGCATCGTAATTCTCAGTACAGTAACAAGTCCAATGACTCGATAACGTCGGATAAATTCTGGGCAGTCACACGCAGCTCGAAGCGGCTGTTCGCGGGAAACGGGATAGCTAGCGTGCCTTCTTGGGCACGCACAACCGTCATAGTTTCGTCAGCCCGAGCGGTCACCTTAACAATCTCAAAGTTGTTTGCAGCATCGGATACCGTAGCGAAGAAGTAGTCGCCCGCACCAAGAATGGGGAACTTGCCGCCACTGCCTGTAGCTACAACAATCGACGTAGCCGTACTTGACACCGCTGCGGGGATCGTAGTTGAGGCGTTATTGGTTAGCTTGATACCCATGTCAGACTCCGAAAGGCTGCATACGTGCCCGCATCGTTCCGCGCATATTGCCCATGTTGGCCCGCGCACGGCGCTCTGCAGTCAGGTAAGAATACTGTTTTGCGTGATACGCCGCTAGCTCACGGTCTTCCCAGTTCGTATTAGAGATCACTAATAGACGGGTCAGCGCATCATGGACAATGATGTCCTCAAGATCATCGAAGATAACTTCATCCATCCCATCGGCAGTTCGCGTCGGCTTGAGGGCCACAAACATCCGAGTGCGGTACGTGCGCTCACCGTCGGGGAGCGGCAACACGATGAACTTATCCGGCGCTAGCTGGCAGATTGCCTGCGGCGTACTTGCATCAGCCACGATTGCATCCGGCAACACATACGGCGAATTGTCGTTGAACAGTGCCTCGTTGTAGTCGGAAGTATTGAAGCTACCAGAAGGGGTCAAGCTCCACACGACAGACGGGTCTTCACCTGAGTACAGGTCAGCCCACTGCGGGAACCGCTCAATCGCCTGCTCCAGTGTCAAACGCTCCAGTGGGTAGTCATTGACCAGTGCCTCAAACAGCACGTGCACCTGCGTATCAGTAGGGACGTTGTATGTATACTCGTGAACCCCCGGCAGCAGGTTGAACAGCGGGATCTGATACCGCCACGCTAGGGTACGCTCACAAGAACGTACCGCAGAATCCTGAATATGTTGTAGGATAGTTGGCTGCGGGCATCCCGGTACACTTACGGCAAGCTTCGGGATCAACGATGCAAAGGTGCGGTTCGCCATTAGATTACCTGCTCAGGCTCCATGCCTGCCTCATCGGTGTCAGTTAGGACACGTAACTGCAGCGACGCACCTAGACTCTGAACAAACGTCTTGTAAAACAGTTCCGCTCTACCAGAATTTACATGCTCGTTATCAATCGACTCAGCTAAGAATACCGTGCCGTCAACCAATGACGGGAAGTACGACTCGCTCAGGTCAATCGTATCGTTAAACCCATAGTCATCAGGAGTTTTCGCATACTCTACAAGAAGCTGCGTGCCTGACGCCGGCGGAGGATATAGAAAGAACTTTGTCGGTGTGCGAACATGACGCATGAAGTTTACTGGAGTACCAGACGTAGCTGCCATCCAGTTCGGTGCAGTCTTGTTCAGAACGCTGCGCGTTACTTCCTCTACGACGTTACCCCCACTTACTTGAAACACGTCAACTAGACGCATCGCATCGGCGGGTAGAGACTGTACAGGTGTGTCTGCTGTCGTAGAGACTGTATCGACAACAGTGAATAGATCCGGGCGAAGTGCGACCATCCGCTTCAGAGTTTGATTTACAAACCCGAGCAGAACCGCGTCACTATAACGATACGTTGTTCTAGTATCCTGAATGATGCGGCGGACTTCATCAATCACTTCGCTCGGCGTCATTACTCAAGTCCTCTGGAGGCTTCTTCAGCCAATTCCGGCAGAGTATATTCCGGCGGCTCAGGAATGTCATCGGTTGACATGTCAATAACTGGCGCAACCTTCTTGGACTTGCGGGTAGCCTTCTTCTTTGCAGCTTCAGGCATGAAGCGTTCTGGGTACGCCTGCTCCTCGGTGATTACTTCACACGCCGGATTCCTAGCCAGAATGTCGTTGTAGTCGTAAATAAAACCGTCTTTCTTTACACGAATGTACATCTTGCTCATTTCTTCAGCTTCCTTAGGGTTTTGGCAAGACGCGCTCGTTGGCCAGTCTTGCCGGGTTTCTTAGCCGCTTCGGCTAGTTTCTTAGCGGGAATCTTCTCGCCTTTCTTTACGCCGAGTTCTTTACGCAATGCCCCCGGCTTCTTGATCGCCTTTTGAATCCATTTCTCGGCCATTACTTTTTCCTCACCATTTTTTGCAACTCCAATGTCGGGCAGTCATTTTGCTAGGGGGGTTTGTGTCACACTTATGGCGAGCGCGGAAAGATTTGCGGCGGGCGGGTTGATCCTTCTTAATGGTCATGTTCGGGTCACCGAAGCGAATAATCTTCTCTTTACCCCCTTGGCATGCTTTAACCACAAACTTCTTGCTTGCGCCGGGGGTGCGGCGCGGGCTATTACAGGCCATCTTGGATTTGTCGATTGTCTTAGCCATTACGCAACTGCTCCTTTAATCACAACGAATTGAAGGACAGGGCTTTCAGTACCTGCCGTTGGGATAGAAGAATTGTCCAGGTTGCCTACAGAGATAACGCAGGAACCGGCGGCGGTAGCCACCACGTGTGTCTGGTAATACTTGCGAGTAGCCGCAGCAGCACCGGACTTGATGCTAACCATAACTACGTCGTTTGCGCCGATTGTGCTGTTCGTAAGCGTGAACTCATCAGCTTCGCGGCCTGCGATGGCAGCGGCAAAAAGGGTGATCGACCCAGTGATCTTATTCAGCGTTACCCCAGTCGTGCGGCTTGTGAGCTGCGTGACTGTGCCGCCCGTACCTACCGGGTATCCGATGGAGGTAGTTGCCTCGACAGTCGTACCTTTGACCCCGGCCGGAGTAGCCCCACCAATCGTGGTGCCGTCAATCGTGCCGCCGTTAATGTCAACTTTCGGGATGTTAACTTCCCCGGTGCCTTTGGGGGTGATGTCAATGTCGATGTTCGCATCTGTGCCGTCGGCCAGAAGATCGTTCCCGGTCAGGGATAGCCCCGCCGCAGCATCGCTTGTGTAGAATCCGTCGGACGTGATTGACGTGATGCCGGAGAAGCTGCCAGTGAAAACAACGCCGGTAATCGACCCGCCCGTGATGGAGACACTGTTCGAGTTTTGCGTAGCCATCGACCCGAGGCCGAGGTTTGACCGGGCCGTAGTTGCGTCAGACGCACCCGTGCCACCGTCTGCAATAGCAAGGTCAGTGATACCTGAGATCGAGCCGCCGGTAATAGCAGCCTTCGAGATATTGACCGTACCCGTACCGTTAGGTGAAAGGACGATGTTGCCGTTTGTGTCGGTCGAAGCAACCGTGTTGCCGTCGATCTGAATGTTGTCAACCGAGGCAGAGCCGGTACCAATCTTTACAGCCGTAGCAACGCCAGTGCCGCTATAGACCGTTTTCTCAGTCGCGGCTGGGCCGTCGTCTACATGCAGTAGTTGGTCATACGTAGAGGCAATCGTTGAGCCTGTAAGATTAGTAGCCATGATTAGCAGTCCGTAGCGTCAGCAAATTCAGGTAGAGTTTTAAGATGCTCATAGGCTTGAGCAATAAAGTTATTGCCATTCATAGATGGAGTAAATTCATAATCATTTTGTTTGATGATTTGCCCATCTTTAGCATTCATCATATTGACTGTCGCAACTACGCTATCCTTGCTTCCAGAAATGTGAGCAACCTTGATGTAAGCATTTTGAAATGCGACATTTTTACCAAATACATCAATAGAAATTTCTTTAGAAAGTGCCATTTTTATTACCTCGTATAAATATTCACAGGATAAATATATCCTGCAATTGAATCGGTTATTGAAAATTCTGCCCAATATTGGCCACCACGAGATTGCGGATAAGTGGAATGATCTAGGGTAATCGTGTAAGTCCCCTCTGTTCCACCAGTAGTTGATACAGTTCCAATGCTAGTGCCATCGCAATAGATGGTGGCTGTGCTAGTGCCGCTGCCTGATGAGATATAATAGAACGTGATTTTCTCAATAAACTCTTGCGTTTGAACTTCAAGAGGAATCCTGTAAGTAATTGAAGTAGCTTCCATTCGAAGCCTAGATTCCGAAACAAAAGAACCTGACGCAATAGCTCTAGTAAAATAAGGACTAACTACACGCACTTTGTACGCACGACTAGCGTATGTGCCAGTAGAATATCCATTAACGCTATTTAAATGATTGTCTTTAGCATCAAGCTGTAAAGCAGAATATTCGTTTGTTAAATTAAACACATAATCATAATCTTCAATATGATTATTTTTTACGATAAATTCTTTAGAGGCTGCTGAAGTACCTGTTCCACCCTCATAAAAATAACTGCCAGTTTTAGTTGCGGTATTTCTGTAAGCATAGTTATTAGATATGTTGATATTGGTAAAGGCTGCGTCCTCAAGTTTAAAGACTTTCTGCACTTCTTCAAAATAATTATCGGTAAAACTAGCAGCATATATTTCTTGACCAGACGATCCAGTTCTGTAAATGCGAACTGCATATTCAGAATCTAAACAACGCTGAAGAATGTTTCCATAAACCGTTAGTTTTGTTAATGCGCCATTAATGTAAAGTAATGTTCCACAGTTTTCTACAGTGTTAAATGCAATAACTGAGGCATGGCAATACAATCCTGTGCGAATACCAGTTGCATTAGCCGTTAAAGAACCATAAATTCGGTTGTTAATGATGCGTCCGGCAAAACACCAAATGCCATTTCCAGAATCTTCATCCTCAAAATAGATAACACTTCCTGCTGAAGTAGCATTAACTAATCTGTTTTCAGAAATGACACACAAAGGGCCACCAATGCTAATCAACTTGCTGACATTTGCTGTACCACGCAAATACAAATTGCGTATTGATACGCTTTCTGTAGAAGTCACACCAGTTGGAACAATGGCTAAACCTGCTTTGCTTGATGCAAATGTAAAAGTGATTTGAGAACCTTCTCCAGAGCCAAATAAAGATTGATAAGGCGTTGAAATATCAAGCGTATCTGTTACCAAAAAGTTTCCTTCTGGAACATAGACATCTTTGCCTGTATCAATAGCCGCCTGAATAGCCGCAGTATCGTCAGTGACACCATCGCCTACTGCACCAAAATCTTTAACACTTACAGTTTCACGTAGCTTGGCTTGAACAGTGCGATCTACCGAGCTTGCCCCGCCCTGAGTGTACCCAACGAGAGACGATCCGCTGTTCGCAGCAAGGTCACTCACGATCTCATCAATCGCGCCCTGAACCGTCGTCGCGGCAATCGTGCCCGCAGGGGTGTTGCCAATTAACGCAGCGCCGCCAGCGGCAGCAAGGGTAGCGGATTTAGCTGCTTCAGAGTCAAGCTCCGCAATCGCTGTAGGTACAGTCGTTGCAGAAATGCCGCCGGACGGGGTGTACGGAAGATCCCCTACAATCCCAGCGGCAAGCTGAGACCGAATGATGCGCTTCGTTGTGCTCGTATCAGTGTCAAAAATAACAAGCTGGTCGTCGTTAGACGTGCCTGCACCAGCAATAACATCAAGGTCACTAATACGTTTACCGGGCATCACTCAATCTCCGTTATAAGTGGGGGGCCGAAGCCCCCCGTGGTTACATCATTACGACGGCAACAACGGTACAGAGAACCAATCCGTATCGTCAATCGCAATCAGCACGGCTGAAGTCTTAGCAGCCATATCGAGCGAGCCAGTAGTTGCAGTACCTGAGTTGATCTTGTCCGAAGTACCCGGATAAACCTTCAGGACGGCGTTAGCCGCATCTGCGTTTTTGATAATGACAACTTTACCTGCGGCAGCCGTAGGCAGTTTGACACCTTTGGTACCGTCAGCACCAGTCGCGTGAACTACACCATAAGCGGAGATAGTACCTGCGTCAGTGTTGTCGGAGCCAGCAGCAGCAACTGCAGCAACCGGAAGGGTAATGTTGCCAGTGATGTCGGCAGTAATGCCACCAGAAACAGAGAGAGTCTGCAGAGCCGCAGTACCACTGTTAATAGTTACATTATCTAGCGCAATACCAGTGTAAACACCCATAAGAACCTCCTTATAAACGGGGGCCGAAGCCCCCGTTCGATCAGTTGCAGTCAGCTACGATAGCCCATGCCTTGACCACACAGTCAGTCGGAACTGCAGTGTTCAGAAGAATGTCGATAGTGTCGGCACTCTTAATCACGGTCGGATTAGCAAGGTTATCGGAGTCCATTGCAACAGCGTTTGAAGCAAAGTCATCGCAATAAACGTTCGCTGCAGCCGGAGTACCGCCAGTGTAACCAAAGTCGAAAGTCGCAGTGGTGTTGGTAGTTTCCGCTGAAGTTACGTTCAGACCGGCGGCCAGAACTACAGAGTACGCAGGCAGGTTAATAACCGCGAGAGTATCGGCAGCAGAAAGCGCCGTAGCGCCAGCAGCCGAACGAGCAGCAACGATCTTAGCGAAGTCGAGTTCAACTTCAATCTTAGAGACAGGGCGGTTCTGATCCGGGTAAGCGGCAGAGCCTTTGTTAAAGCCCAGTGAGTCAGTATATGCAGTCATTTCTAAACTCCTTAGAACGTAATTACAGCGGTAGCCAGAGCTTCCGGCTTAACAACCTTATAACCGTAAACCTGCAGGCCACGGATGATGTTGCCGAAAGTAGTCTCAGAACGGATGGTTTCCATATTCGTCATCTGAGATGCGAAGGTGAAGCCCATCTTGTGACCAGCGATGATGCTGTACTTGCTGGAAGATACGTTCAGGTTGTGGCTGACGTATACAGTGAAACGGTCGATCATACCGAGACGGCCGTTACGGACGATAGAGGTACCGTCACCAGTCAGGGAAGCATCCTTCAGTTCTGACTTCTTGATGAGGCCAGCCATCTTAGCCGGAATCACTACATAGCGATCCTGCTCAGGAGCGTTAGCTTCGTCAAGTACGGTGCCCATATCAACCAGCAGGTCGACTACAGCGGTGGTGCTGGAAGCGCCGTCCTTAGTTACAGTCAACGGAGCACCAGAAGTACCGAGGTTGAAAGAGCTAGAGATAGCACCTGCAGTTGCGCCCTTGTTGCTAGCGGATACGTCCGGCAACATATCGGTCAGAACGCGCTGGTCAATCTTGATCTTCATACGCTCAGAAGCATCCTTAGACCAAGTGTCCATCAGGTTGATGTCGGACTGAACCTTGTCAACGTCATCTTCAACAGCAGCGAAGTATTCGCCCTTGTCGATCAGAAGCTGCAGCTTCGGCTTGTCCGGGTTTTCTACGGTAAGAGCCTGACCCTTAACGTATTCACGAATGGTGATTTCCGGGGTGGTACGGATATTAACCGTGTCACCATACTGACGGATTTCGCCTTCGTAGTCGGTGTTGGAGATAGCGGCCAGTACGGTCGCGTCGTAGAAATTCTCGATCAGCTTACCTGACCAGATTTCTGGGATAAAGTTGCCGCTGTAATTCGGGCGGCCCGGAGATACAGAATAAGACATAATAGTGCTCCTCTAATCAAGCATTCATTACAATGCGATCTTCCCGCTGTGCGGCGAAAATATCGCGTTCGATGCGATCACGTTCCTTTTCCTTACCCTTGTACTTCCCAGCTCGAACATCGTTAAAGAATTTCTGGATGTCTTGCGGGGTGTACGTCTTGGCTTTGTTAGACGCTACAGCCGAACCGGAGCTGCGTGAGCGGCCCGGAGCAACCTGCTTTTCCAACTCAGAGGAACCGCGACCAGTGGATTGAGCAACGCTGGCTTGTCCAGTTTCATCAAGCCAAGTACGGAAGAAACTAATTACGCGGCGTGCATCAAGTGAACGCTGCGCATCCTCAAGGTAAGTCTGGCGAGTAATGCCAGTCAGCGGGTCAATCTGCAGCAACCAATTCTGAAAACCGTCATCATTGTTGATGTCGCGGTAATTCGGAACTGCCGATGCTAGATCAGCCCAGAACGATTGTTCGGCTCCCATATGCTGACGCTGCGTTAGGTTTTGAACCTGCGGCACAATGTTCGTCTGCATCTGCTTTAGCGCCTGCTCAATCTGTGCCATACGGCTAGCCACGGAGTGAAGTTCCTCCCGTGAAACCTTACGCATAACGTCAATCGAATCGCCGTATTCCTCCACGTCCACATCAGTAACAAGCTTTTCTGCGGTTATGGGGGCTTTCGGTGCCACTTGAGATTGGGCAGACATTGTTGCCAACAACTGTTCCATCTGCTGCACACGCTGAGTCATTTCCCGATTCTGCTGGTGCAGACGCGGAACTTCAGCGTTGTACATACCTTGAAGCGTCTTGTATTTCTGCAAGACGGTTTCATCCTGCACTTTGTCGTCAGACGAATCGTGCTCAGCTTCGTCTGATTGGGCAGCAATTACCGCACCAGTGTCGCCGTCGGCTTCATTGTTGTCATCGGCATTCTCTACGGACGAGTCGGTATCATCGGCAACAGCTTCGTTGCCTGTGTTGTCATCGCCGTTGAGTTGCTTATACAACTCTTGAACTGCCTCGGTCTGTTTACGGATCTGCTCTGGAAGTGCCATGTTGAACGCTCCTATCGGTGTGCGTGATTAGACGGCGAGTCTTATAACTTTGCCGCTACGGCAGGGGATTCATTTAAGAACTCAATGAGTTCAGTAACCATCTGACAGCGCCCCTGAAACACTGCCGGAGATTCAACCGCATAGGGAAGTCGCTTTAGCTCATGGGTAGAAATACCCTTCAGCCACTCCAGAATTTCTGGGTGTTGGCCGACAGCCATTGCCAATGCCTTGATGACTCTTGGTTCGGGCTTAAGCATTACGCAGCTCCGCTCACGCGGCTACTGACCGTGTTTCCCTCTTGACCGCCTTTGGGAGTGCCATCCGGCTGCGTAGGTGTACCTGCAGGCTGAGCTTGCTGAGCTGCCAGCGCGGCCCTTGCCTGAATACGTCCTTGATAGCCTGACTTCTCCCGAGACGGAATAACGTCTTCCACGGGCATCTGCAACCCTTTCGCCACTTCCCTAAGGATCGAGGCGCGCCCTTCCTTCCCAAGGATTTCAATATCAATCGGGTTGGCGGTTGCATTGAGGAACTCGATACGGCGCACGTTGACGGTTTCTTTAACCGCAAGGTTAATCGCACCCTTGGCGATAACCACAACGTCACCCTTAATACTTTCGTCTTCGTCGTACCGCATGTTGTACACGAACTGACGCTGGACAATCGGCTTGACCACATCGCTGTCGATGTGCATGACTACCTGACGAATCCCCTTACCTGCAGCACCCATCAGCATGGACAGCCCGGACGACGTACGCCCTGCACCCTGCACGTTGAGATCGCCGTAGACATACGCCGGAATACCGGAGTGGTCGTCAGCCAGTCGGCTGAATTTCTCATACACACCCATCAGCTCAGACGCACGTGAATCCGGCTGGTTAAAGCGGATAGCCGGTGCACTAGAACCGACAGGATCGTTGATCGTCTGCCAGATTTTCCAAGGCTGCAGTGTGGTGATGTCTTCGTTAGGCGGCAAACGCTCTACGTTGACTTCAACCTGCGGGCCGCTGGAAATACCCATGTTGTTCACCAGTGCGCGAGCAGCGGCGTTACAAACATTCTGCAAGTCTTCGATAATCTCAGGGATACCCTTACCCCAGAACGCGCCGGGGGATTTAATAAACGAAGTCTTGGCGTAAGGCTTCTCACCCAGCGGGTCGTAGTTCAACACAGCCTTGATGACGTAGTTGCCCACAACCCAGACATTCACATCGTATTCGCGGGCGGCGTCTGGGACTTCTTCTTCGTCCATACCCCACTCGATCAGCATATCGCCGCTGACCTTACCCCAGAACTCCAGTGCATCGAACTCAGCCGTCGGCCGCATGTAGGAGTAATACTTCCGCTCCTCCTCGTTCTTCTGCAGGTCAACGTCCTCATTGATCCAACTCGCCCCGTTGCCTCCCTCAAGCACACGGCGGATAGCGTCCTCGTCGTACCCCGGCACGCCAATCAGGTCAGCCAGCTCACTGCGAGTCATGCGGTGCAGCTCGAACAAGTAGCCTTCGTTGAGGTCGCTAATCCCCGGCTCTGGGTAGATGTTGAACGGATCAACGCGCTCGTACTCCGGCCCCAGCTTCTCAATCGGCTCGACCACGGTGCGACCAGTGATGTCAGTCTTCCAACCCAGCTCACGCTGGCGACGCACAACCGGCCCCTTAACGAACGCCGCAGGGAATGTCACGATGTCTGTGATGAAGTCGTTGAACGCATCGGCCCAACCACCTTGCGCGAATTGATCCTGAATCTTGATCTTCATGCGGTCTGCGCGTAGCTGCGCTTCCTGCAGGATCGAGAACCGGAAGTCCTGCGAGACCATTTCCTTGATCTCCCGCATTTCCTCAGTATTCGGAGCCTTGCCGTATTCCTGAATAAGTTTCAGTACACGCTCGGCAAACATACCCTGCACTTCTTTAGTCTGCGCAGGGCTGAGGTCAGGGATCGGAGTAGCGTCCAAGTCCCACGGGGGAGAACCATCGTCCAGCAAAATATCACGCAGCCAACTCTCAGCCGCACGACACTTCACTTCGGTAATCATCATATAAACTTCAGAGCCACCCTGTGACTTAATCTGCTGAAGCTTATCTGCCTCGTACTCACCATTACGCTGGCGCAATGCACGCAGCATAATGTCTTCAATCGGACGCTTCGCAATATACGCAGCATCCCAACATTCACGGATATAGCCCGTCAGGCCAAGGATAACTGGCTGGTTCTGCCGTTCCTGCAGCGCACGGTCACTTGCTTCCCGTTCTTGCTTCTCAAGATCGGCGTTACTTACAACTCGTAAAAATGTAAGTCCGGCCATAATTTCCTTCACATCCTGTTTATCTTCGCGGAGTCCCCCGCTTTACGGCGGATTATTTATCAAGAAGTATACAGGGTGTCAATAAAAAAGAAATCCCCCGGAGCAACGCTCAACGGGGGATAAAACCCTCGGACGAGGAGGGAAGGCTGGAGGTGACTAGAGCCGAAGCATTCCAGCTTCATAAATGTATCACGTCCACCCTGCGGCTGACAAGATCTTAACCTCACGCCGCTGCGCCAAAAACTGCCCTTCCCCCGCATTGCCGATGTGCAACATCAAGTACTGCAACGCCTCCGCCACGTGTGAGTGCTTGTTTTTCTCAATCTCACCGTCCCCTCTGGGCTTGTACCTATACCCACCCATCATGGCCGCCTTAAGCTGCGTACACCGTGGGTCAACAATAAACCCCGGATCGCCGTCCACCTGCCGCATGAGGTACTCGTCCACCGCGTTAATACGCGCCGACACTTTGTTCGTCTTGGCCGGGATCACCCTGAACCCCTCCGCCTTGATGATGTCCACCGCACTCCGCTCGTCGGTCTGCGCTCTCTGCACCCCCGCCGGGTCAACTACGATCAGCACAGGCGCACCGGGAAACCGCTCGTACAGCAACGGCTTGAGCACCGTCCGCATGAACCTCTGCACCCCCATGTCAAAGCTGACAGCCTCGTCAAGTATCAGTGCCCGCCCACGCGGGTCTTGCTGCCCCACCACAGCCGCAGGCGTCAAGCCCAAGTCCATCCCGATAACGATGGGTCTTACCCCGTTGACGATGGGCCGCAGCTTCTCCTTGGCCATGTGGTAGTCCGGCCGGAAGTATTTGTAAATTGGCATGCCCGCGCTGGACAGCCCGTACTCACCGTCGATGTAAACCCGGATGTACTCCTCACTCCGCCCCTGCGTGTCGTAGTACCCCTCAGGCAAATTCTCAATGTTCTCCGCGTACGGACTCCTACCCGACGGCTGCTTAAACACCGCCCACCCATTGTCGTTAGGGCTGACCCCATCTTTGGGATCGAGCTTCTCCATCTGGTAGTACCACCACGTATCCATCGTCGGGGGGTTGGTGTCCCCCCACATCCCAAACCACGTCGGCCCGCCGTCCTTGGCGCTGGGAAAACGCCCGATACGCTTAGACATGGCGTCCACAATGTCCGGGTGGATGTCACGACACTCGTTAAACCAAGCGAAGGTAAGCTCGAGCGAGTTGAGGTTAGCCACGTCGTCCGCGTCGTCCAGTGCGCGGAACATCACTTCACACTCCACGTCCCCGATCTTCAGGAAGTACGTCTTGGTCGTGCGCATGTACTGCCCGCACGGCCCCGGTGGGAACCAGTCCAAAAAGGTCTTGATGGTGGTATCCTGCAACTGGCGGGCGGTCTCACGCACAATCGCCGCACGGGTCTTGCGCACGCCCTGTTCGTTCGGCTCCTGCAGGGACGCCCGCCGCACTATCTCAAAGCTGGACGTTACAGACTTCCCAGAACCAACCGGCCCCATGAGGACGCGCATCTTGGAGTCGTCCATCATAAACTTCTCCCCTGTCGGGGGAGGTGTATAGTTAATATTCAGCGCCATTTACATTCAGGCTGTCGTACACACAGCGGTCGTTGTCAAAGTCCAGCTCATCAGGATCGTCGTCTTTAGCCTGCGTCACGTCGATGTCACCGCAGAACTTACACCAGAACGGTGCTTCCAACGGGGCGTCACAGCTTGGGCAAAGCCCAAGATCGTCTTCCTCGAAGTCATCTACGTCCACTATGTCCTCCACTAGCAGGATCATGTACTCTGCTTTTTTCCGCTTGTGCTTTACGATCCGTGTCCGAAAGGACACCTGCTCTTTGGTCAGCTCCTTAGCGAAGTACTGATACTCCGCCAGCGTCGGGAACCGAACCGCTCTGTACCCTTGGAACGCTTCTGTAAAGTTATCCAGTAAGGGCTGCAACTTCTACGTCCTCAACTTCTTCGTATTCTTCTGCATCGACCACGGTTGCAGTGTGCTGCTGCCCGCTGAAGTTAATCGAGATCGTCACACCACCGCCCGCACCCTCGACCTGCGCCTCGTTCTTAGGCTCAAGGCCACCCCATTTTACGGTGCTCTTGATGAGATCCGCCTTCACTGCAGGTGAAACGTCTGGGCTATGGATCAATGTCCAACTTGTTGTGAGGAGTTCTTCTGCCTGTGCCCTAGCTTTGAGGCGGAACGTCATGCCCTTATCACGGATCTCCTCGCGGTATGACTCCACTTTCTTCAGAAAGATCGGGTCTTTGTTGAACACAATCAGGTCAGATGCGCTGATGTGGTGGCGGGCTTTCACTTCATCCAGTGTCTCACCACTGCCTTCGAGCAGCAGTGCTACGTCAAACGCTAGGCGGTCTGACCACTTGGTATGTTTGAGCGGTAAGGTATCCATACCAGCAATGTAGACCGTAGCTTACGGAGGTGTCAACTGGTTATGAATTGGAAAGCTGCGCGGCCTTAATTGGAAAGGTGTGCTAACTTTACACGTTCTATTTTTGGGGTCTTGCTTTAAGCGGTTTACTTATATAGGGCGGGGGGTCGTTGCTCGTGTCCATGTGCCCCTCTCTTCATGCGTGCGCGAGTGCGTCGCGTTGCTATCGGTAAGGCAGTCGAATGCCCTGATACACCGGTAAACTTTACAATCGGACAGGATGGTAGCAGTCTGGAATCACTGGTTGAGAGCAGCCAGTAACCCGCAAGGGTTCGTTCTTTAACTTCACTGGAGATTGCACTATGGCAATTTTTGAGGGTTCGGTGTCAGTCAAGGCTGGCACCAATGGGGTTCCGACGCTCAAGGCTGACGCGTCGGGCAAGTGGAACAGCGACAACGTAGTTGAGCTGTGTAGTGCTGCGGTGGATGCTGGGCTTGCGCTCAGCACATACTCAGTCTGGGTGGACAAGCCGGATCACAAGCGTCCGGCGAAGTCCTACTCGGCTAAGCAACTGCAGGCGTTCATGGTCTCGGCCACCGAGATCCAGCTCGTCGCGGTTCGCCGCCGCACCCGCACGGGCATCACGTTCCGTGTTCCGGTGATCCGTTTCGGTTTCACTGAAACCAAGGCCAAGGCCACCAAGTCGAGCAGCGTGCTGCTCTAACCTCAACCCCAGCCCGCGCAAGCGGGCTGGGATCTACCAAGGAAGTCAGCATGACTACTGCAGAAATGCAAGCGATCCTACGGGAACGCGAAAAGGTAAAAGAATTGTTTCTTCAATATTATGTGGGAACAATATCTTTTGATGAGTTTCGAGATTTGATTATTGATTTTGAAGATCTCGATTTAGACGACTGACCTCAACCCCGCTCCCGCAAGGGAGCGGGATTTACCGGAGATTATCATGGACTATCCTCTTGGATTCCTGCCGTATCGTTTCTCGATACAAGTCAACGACCACTTCGGTCATGTTCGCGCCTACTGGCACGATCTCGGCAACAACGACCGGATGCTGGCTCACCTAGCAGCGGCGAAGCTGAACCGAGACGAGCGGTGGAACACTTCCTTCTACTTCTCAGTGAGGGAGAACATCTAAACCACAGGGCACCCGGCTTCGGCCGGGCTGCTCTTTTTTATTTACCTATTAAAAACTCCCATACATCGGGGGGTTATCGCACGCAATAAAGCGTGGTTTACATAGCGATTCCTGTAAAGTTGTGCTATAACACGCCCTATCTATGTAAAGTTATGCTAAGTCATTGATTATAAACAACTATCTATACTATCTAGTTGGGATTTCGTAAAGTTAACCGCTTTTTAGATACCTAAACTGTACGTAAAGAGTGGGCTAAGCCATTGATCCACAAGTATTTATTCTATTACTATACATATATACTATCTAAAGTATCTAAAATATATAGTAAAATAACGCATACCCTTTGTCTGCAATCGTTTTGACTATGGATAACTATACGTACAGTTACACTCCTAACATTGTAGCGCCACATTATTCCAAAAAAACTAGATACTTTAGATAGTTGCCCGCAACCCATTGATCTTAAACGCTTTCAACTATCTATTTTCCTATCTAAATCCTCAAACTTTTTAGATAGTGTACATGTACAGTTAGATAGTTGCTCTGGTAGTACTTTACAAATAGCACTTTGTAAACTTAAAACTGCCCCGAACTTGACTCGGCGGCAGGCCGCCGGCAGGCTGGACGAAGCCTTCGGGGAACCCGTTTGGCTATGTAAATTTATTTTTAATCCTCTTATGGAGTATAGTTATGAAGTATGAAGGCAACTTTGACGTAGAAGTTAACGCTAAGACTAAACTGATTCAGTTTAAACTTAACAAGGATGGTAGTGGTAAGTATACAGCCGACGATGCTGATGCTATTTTAGATGCAGCTTTAGTGTACGTTGCTGACAACCCTGCTGAAGTAGCTGGCTTTAATCGCTGGGACTTCTTTATTCCTGATGTAAATGAGAAGTTAGCTAAGGCTACTAAGGTACTGCCAGTGTCTAAGGTAAAGGATGCTGTTAAGGCCGGTATGACACCATATATCGGTGTTGGTAAGTGGGGCAAGCCACGTATGACAATCGCTTCTCCAGTTGACCATGTAAAGAAGACTGTAACCAAGTCTGTATTGCTGTAACACTGCAACCCTATGGCGGCTACATTAGTAGCCGCCTTTTTTATTTGTTTTATATGGAGTATTGAAGTATGAACACTAAACCATCTCTCTCAACCGCTGTAATCCCTGAGGTTACAGTACGTAAAGTCCGTGGTAAATCACAGTATCGTGTCCAGCTTTCAAGGGCTGGCAAGCTAGTAGCCGAGAGTTATTACAACTCTAAACAGGCTGCGGTACGTAAAGCGAATGACTGGTTCTTTACAACTATTGGTATCTAACCCTCAGCAGGGCAGCATTAGCTGCCCTTTTATTTTTACTCCAATACGGAGTATTGGAGTTATACATATGGAGCATTGGAGTATGAAACGTGTAGCTAACAGTAATTGCCGTGGCTATGTTCAGCAGTGCAAGCCCTTTCAGGGCAGCAATCTATTCGCCAACTGGATTAGATCCTCTAAGGGAGGTGATCGTTATGTCGTGTACAGTTTTGGTACGCACTTCCCAATGTTTATCTATACCAGTGGTCAGTGGTATGAGAACACTGACAAGTACAGCCGCACCACTAGCAAGCATCAGAGTCAGGCTAGACCGACATTCCTAGAGCCAACTGTAAAGTTAAGTACAGGAGCGATGCGGCTACTGGCTGAGAGAGGTTATTACAAGCTGGCGAAAGCCCGCCTTACAGGAGATGTGGTATGACAAAGTGTATAGAGTGTAAGTTTTTCAAGAGGTTTGCCAACCCTATGGACGATGGGTATGGCGATGGTCAGTGTATGTTTCACCCACCAGTGGTGCAGTTTATAGACAACGAGTACGACACGCAGCGGTTTCAAGCAAGACCGGCTGTAAAGTTCGGAGATTACTGTGCATTGTCAGTGCTGCAAGACTGAAGTGCATCCGCAGCGGTGGGCATTGGGTTATAGGACATGCCTTACCTGTGGAGAGTCTCAAGCCCGCTCTGTGCGCCACACAGTAGCGATTCCGTATAGCAAAGGGGCGTATCAGCTTATCACTGATCCCAACTTGCTTAAGTTCACCAACCCCAAACGATAGGAGATTGTATGAGTATGGCATTGAAGCTGTTTGTGCTGCGGCACGGTAAGGGCGGAGCCTTTGTTAAGTCTGACAACGGCGAGGCTCTGTACTTCAGGGAGAAGCGGGAGGCTAAGGCTGCTCGCGACTCTTACGGTGGGGATGTAGTGGTTAGCTACGGCCCCGATCATCACAAGTTCAAAGGAGTGTAAGTATGAAAGCTAGTCTGTTGAAAGATACGTTGAAAGCGCTGCATCCGCAGCTTAGGACTGTTGCCGTAGAGGGCGCTCCAGGTGGCGGTAAGACCAGCATCGTGCAGCAAGTTGCTAGAGAGTTGGGCATTCACTACATCGAGAAGCACATGCCGACGATGTTGGTGGAGGACTTCGGTGTGCCTGACATGATGGCTAGTGGAGACAGCTTTGCGTATAAGCTGCCTGACTGGTTCCCTGCTAAGGGCAGTAAGTATGACGATGGTAAGGGTGGCATCCTGTGTTTCGATGACCGCAACCAAGCTAACGCTGACCTGCAGAAAGTACTGGCTAACATCTGTCAAGCTAGGAACTTACACGGTGTGCAGATCGCTGATGGGTGGCAAGTGATCTCTACGGGCAACCGGCAGTCAGACCGAGCCGGTGCTAACCGTGTGCTTTCACACTTGCGTAATCGTGAGACTGTGATCGAGCTGGACACTGACTACCACGAGTCGATGCGGTGGATGGTGGACAACGGTACTGCGCCTGAGGTTAGGGCTTACCTGTCGTTTAAGCCAGCTATGTTGCATAACTTTGACCCGCAGCAGGACAGTAACCCTAGCCCTCGCTCATGGCATGAGGGTGTGAGTGCAGTGCTTAGGGTAGTGCCGCTCGAGGCTGAGTATGAGTGCTTCAAGGGTGCTGTTGGTGAGGGTGCTGCGGCTGAGTTCAAGGGGTTCATGGAGGTGTATCGCCAACTGCCTAACCCTGACAACGTGATCCTTCACCCTGATACGGCTGACGTGCCGACTGACCCTGCGACGCTTTATGCACTGTCTGGTGCGTTAGCTGAGCGGGCAACTGAGACTAACTTCTCACGTGTTATTAAGTACACAGGGCGTATGCCGCCGGAGTTCAGTGTGCTTACCGTGTCATTTGCCACACGTAAGAACGCGGAGTTAGCCAATACGGATGCGTTCAACCGTTGGGCTGTTGACCACCAAGATGTTTTGTTTTAACCAACCGGAGAAATCATATGAAACTTTCAGATCGTGCATTGCTAGTACAGCTTTCCATCAGCCAGTGGACAGCGCGTAAGTATGACAAGCGGGCTACTCAGCAGATCGCTGACCAGAACGGTGTACCCACGGCGGCAGGGCGGTATAACAAGTCGTTGTTGCCGATGAATGACTACCTCAGTCATGTGCATAAGAAAGCTACGGCTATCCGCCAGAAGTACTACGACAACACGTTACCGTGGGGAATTGAGGGTACGCAGATGCTGCCTAGTGCTAACTACCTGAACTTCATGTCGGAGTTCCGCAAGGAGAAAGGGGAGTGGGAGTATCTTGTCAATGAGTTCGTGAGTAACTATGCGCAGCTTAGGGCTGACGCGCAGAGATTTCTTGGCAGTATGTATAACGATGCTGACTATCCAGCAGCATCAGAGATCGCTAATAAGTTCCGCATGGACATGGCGGTGTTCCCTGTACCAAGTAACGACTTCCGAGTGTCCATCGCTGACGATGAGTTGGCACGTATCCAAGACGATGTTGAGCGGCGTGTAACTGAGGCGCAGCAGACTGCGATGAAGGATGTGTGGCAGCGACTGTATGACCGCGTGCAGCATATGGCTGAGAAACTAGCTGACCCTAAGGGAATCTTCCGCGACTCCATGCTGGAGAACACACGTGAGTTGTGTGCGTTACTGCCGCGACTTAACTTCGCTGATGACCCCAACCTTGAGGCGTTGCGTATGCAAGTGGAGGTTTCGCTAGTCAACCACCATCCTGATGCACTGCGTAACAACCCTGACCTGCGCCGTGATAAAGCGGCTGAGGCTAAGGACATCATGGACAAAATGGCTGTATTTATGGGAGGTATTTAATGAGCATAGACCATATCGTTAAGCGAATATCTAAAGCTAAGACTTCGCTAATCCTCGAGCATCCGTTCTTCGGACATATCGCTATGAGTATGCCTGTGCATATCTCGGAGCAAGTTCCTACGGCTGCGACTGATGGCAAGTGTGTGATATTCAACCCTGAGTATATTGACAAACAGACAGATGAGGAGGTGATCTTCCTAGTAGCACACGAGTGTATGCACCCAATGTCTGAGCATAACTATAGACGCAACGGTCGAGACCGACATCGCTGGAACATGGCCGGCGACTATGTAATCAACAAGTTGTTGGTGGATGAGGGTATCGGCAAGATGCCTAACGGTGGCCTGCATTCTGATGAAATCTACCAAGCTGGCGGCGGGACTACTGAGGGTATCTATAGCATCCTGCCTGAAGTACCTGAGGATCAGCGGGGATTTGGCGGTGATGGTCAACCACTGGATGACTGTCAGGATGGCGGTGAGACACCGGCTGAGTTAGCACAGAAGCAAGCAGAGTGGAGAGTCAAGGTAGCGCAGGCTGCTCAGACTGCGAAGATGATGGGCAAACTGAGTGCTGGACTGGAGCGTATGGTCGGTGAGATTCTCCAGCCTAAGGTTGATTGGCGACATGTACTGCGTAACTTTGTAGAGAAGTCGCGTACTGATGAGCGTACTTGGGCTAGACCGAACCGCCGCTTTACTCAGCAGGGTATGTATGTGCCTAGCATATCGGGCGAGACGTTGGGTGAGATTGCATTTGCTGTTGACTGCTCAGGATCTATCGGGCCAGACATAGTAGATCAGTTCGCTGCGGAGATTCGCACAGTACAGGAGGACAGCAAGCCTTCACGTATTCATGTTGTCTATTTTGATTCGGAGGTGTCCCACTATGAAACCTATGGCCGTGATGATTCTCTTGATATTAAGCCTCATGGCGGAGGCGGCACGGCTTTCAGCCCAGTGTTCAAGTACATGGATGAACACGGAATCACGCCATCCGCGTGTGTGTTTCTAACCGACCTGTATTGCAGCGACTTCGGTGATGTACCTGACTACCCTGTGCTGTGGGTAACGACTGACCAGACTAAAGCACCGTTCGGTGATGTTGTTGAAATGAACCATTGATAGGAGATTAACTATGGCTACTGTACGTTTTAGTGACGCACTCAAGGAAAAGATCCGCAACAATGCGAGCAAGTTATTTGATCCGATAATCGAGAAGGCTGAGTTGGATGTGCCTGCGCATTGGGCAGATCGTATATATGAGACGATGTTTAGAGAAAGTGATCGCCGTGTTATGGCCTCTGCTCCTGACTATATGTTTGCCACACAAGAGCAGATCAGACTGGGTGGCTTCGACCGTGCGCCTGACGACTGGTATCAGACAGGAGAGTTCAAGATGCAAGTCTGGGCGACTAGCAACTATGCCCGCCTAGCGTTCAGCAAACCGATGCCATTCCCCAATGATCCTAGTGCTGCGGTTATTGGCATAGCTAACCCGCGCTTTGTGTCTTGGGCTGGGACGAACCTTAACTATGAAGATCCCATGTGGGACTGGCTCAAGCCTGAGTTCAAGGACTACCAGCACAAAATCTTCACTGCTAAGGCACGCAAGGCTGCGTTCTTTGCCGGTCTAGACAAGATCATGGACACATACACAACGCTGGCTCCTGCGATCAAGGCATGGCAACCACTGTGGGATTTGTTGGACGATGATATTCGTGAGCGACATCTAAAAACTACGCAGCGTAAGGCTAAGGCTGAGGAAGAACTTGGCATTGACTTGACCAAGATGACCGCTGCTGTCGCTCTGCACAAACTAACCAAGTGAGGTGGCTATGTATCTATACAGTACTTCAAGATATATGAACTACGCTCAGCTTCAGGCTGAGTTCAAGACTGCGCGTAACCCCAACAAGGGGAAGCCGCTTGCTAAGTGGGCGCGGCTCTTTCAAGACGATGACTTCAACATGGTGATCCACGCGATTGGCTACGGCAGCCAGCCGCTATGCACTGTATCTCCTGAAAACATACTCACGTTTGTACTTCCTAAGGATGAGTTCCTCAAGTACTCCAACACATTTACGCAAGCATTACACAGACTTATTCCATTTTATCCGCAGCGTATCCGCACGAATCTGTACCGCATGGAGTCCACGCTGACACTGGTTGAGGTGCAGAAAGCTGCGATGGCAACACCGACTGACTTCCGATCACGCTGGCAAGCGATCAACGAGCGTATGAAGATTGCCCCTGAGTACGTGCAGGGATTGCAGTTCGACATGACGACAGGCCACTGCTTCAACGACCGCTGGAAAGATGCCGAGGAGATACCGGAGAAACGTACTGAGTGGCGTAGGAATCTAAAGCAGTTCAAGACCGGCCTGAAGGTGCGGGCCAAGTTGAACATCATCGACAAACATATTGATGATGATTGGGCCAAGCGTACTTCTGCCCCACTGGGTGCGGCGCTACTGCAACCACAGTGGAATGACGATGCGTGGGTAACGCTGCTCGCAAACGCGATAGAAAAACAGGATTACCCCGCAGAACTTATGGAAGGTTTTGTCAGATCCGTTAGAGTATCCTCGTGGCGACCTACGAAGCCATCTAAAGAACTCGTATTAAGGGCTGCTGATAAAGTCTTGTCGAACCTAAGCCTATCCTTGCGCCGCAAGCTAGGTGTAATACAACCAAAGGAATCCCAATGAGAAAACGACCTGCTGCTTTCATGGATGACCCATCCCTGCTCACTATGCGTGCAGAACTTATGCGTACTTGTGAGGCAGCGATCAAGATTGCCAAGTCTAAACGTCCCCACGGTACAGAGAAGGACTGGATCTACGACTACAGCAAGCCGGACTATATAAAGTTGATGTATAAGCGCGACTTGCTGATAAAGAAAATCTTAGACTACTGGAACACAGCACAGTGGAGGAGCCTATGATCTTCCCAATCATCCGAGTACACCCAGATACAGAACCCGATACGCACTACACCGATGTACTTCATGCCGTGCAATGGGACGAGATCACACTGGGCGAATGGCAAACCTATCCTGAATGCGTTGAAGAAATCAAAAGGGGAATGGAATGATACACACCACCATAGATGTTCTAAAGAAGGCGCGGTGCTTGGCTAAGAAAGCTGTATCGCTGGCAAAGCGCAAAGACTTGGACGATGTAGAGTGCCACTTCGAGATCGACAGCATGGCACAGGATGCACAGTACGTGCTGTGGGAAACACAGGAACTAGAAGATGAAGATAAAAAAGCCTGATGATTTGTACGACAAACTGACTTGGTATCTCATGTGCTTTTCTGGCGTAGGCATGTGGGTGTTGGTGGCATACGCCATGTATGAAACCTTTTCACAAGGAACATTACTATGAAACAGAAAGATACTGTGGCATCTATGTTGCCCAAGACTAAAGCAGCTCCGAAGAAAAAGGCTGCCGCAAAAAAGAAAGCTGTAGCTAAGAAGAAAGCTGTAGCTAAGAAGAAGGCTGCACCTAAGAAGAAGCGTGCTGCTGCAAAGCGCAGAGCATCCATCACACACACTACAACAAAGACCACTAGGGTAGAGTACGCATCTGATCCTGACAAGAAGGCAGCTAAGAAAGTAAGAGCGCGAACTGCTGAGGGTAAGTTTGTAGGTGATGACCCGAACACTCCCGAGAATGAAGCGTGGGTGGAAATGCCGAAGGAAGAACTGCCTAAGGTAACGAAGCCAGCGAGTGAGCCTGTCCCGAAAGATGTAGAGAATCATACAGACGGCGTTACTTTTGCCCTCGTTGTTATATTCCTAGCACTTATTGCTATCGCATTCGGTACGGTAATGGCTTGATGGATATAGTTACGATTGACTTCGAGACATACTACGACAAGAAGTACTCACTGAAGAAGTTGACCACCGAAGCCTATGTCCGTGATCCTCAGTTTGAGGTGATCGGCGTAGGTGTGAAGGTGAACAATTACCCTACAGACTGGTACTCAGGTAGCGATGTTGGCGGGTTCCTGAACTCCCTCGACTACTCGGACAAAGCCATACTTGCGCACAACGCTGCGTTCGATGGGGCTATTCTGTCATGGCACTACGGTATCAAGCCTAAGTTGTGGTTGGATACTTTATCTATGGCACGCCCTATACATAACGTAACTGTGGGCGGTTCACTTAAAGCATTGGCCGAGCATTACGAAATCGGGGCTAAGGGTACAGAGGTACTCAACGCTGAGGCCAAACGCAGAGCGGACTTCACACCAGAAGAACTTGACAGGTATGCAGAGTACTGCGTCAACGATGTGGACTTGACATACCAGTTGTTCAAGAAACTCAGTAAGGGATTCCCTGTATCTGAGTTGATGGTGATTGACCAGACGTTGCGGATGTACACCGAGCCTACCATTATGCTCGACACGGATGTGCTTGCGCAGCACTTGCAGAAGGCTAGGGCTGACAAGTCGAACTTGTTGCAGGGGCTTGGGCTGAAGGGGTTGAACGAGGCGCAGATCAAGAAGGCACTGATGAGCAATGAGATATTTGCCAAGCTGCTGCTGTCCTTAGGTGTGGAGCCACCGACCAAGACCAGTCTGCGCACAGGTAAGCAAGCGTGGGCATTTGCCAAGACGGACAAACCATTCCTCAGTTTGTTGGAGCATGACAACCCGCAGGTTGCCGGCCTTGTTGCTGCACGACTCGGAACCAAGTCAACCATCGAGGAGACACGCACAGAGAACCTGATGCGCGTAGCAGAGAGGGGGCGGTTGCCCATCATGCTTAATTACTACGGCGCACATACAGGCAGATTCTCTGGAGGGGACAAGCTAAACCTACAGAACCTGCCGCGTAACGGAGCGATCCGCTCAGCGTTGGCCGCACCTGATGGACACATACTGATTGCATGCGACTCGTCGCAGATTGAGGCACGCATGGTGGCGTATGTTGCAGGACAGGATGATCTTGTGCAGGCGTTTCGTGAAGGCCGTGATGTGTATTCTGAGTTTGCCACTGAGGTGTACGGACGCAAGATAACTAAGGCTGACAAGGTGGAACGATTTGTAGGTAAAACCTGCATCCTCGGATTAGGTTATGGCATGGGTGCTAAGAAGTTCCGTGACACGCTTGCACTTGGGCAGGGCGGGATCTCTGTGGATATAGATGAGAACGAAGCGGAGCGTATCGTCAGGCTATACAGACAGAAGAACCACAAGATCGTAGCCCTGTGGAACAAATGCGGACACGCACTCACAGGTATGTTGTCAGGTGGTGCAGGAAATATCACCGACTGGCTTCCATATGATAGTGACGGAATCATACTGCCCAACTCTCTGCGCATACGATACTCAGCCTTGCATTCAACCTCGGATGGATTCGAGTACATATCGGACGCACGAACCTACCGCAAGTACGCACAAGACCCGACCGTGAAGGTGGACTGGACTCGTATCTACGGCGGGAAGGTAACGGAGAACATCGTCCAAGCACTGGCTCGTATCGTTGTGGCAGA